TTAGTCTGGTTGAGGTCCATTCACTTCGTCCCTTAAATTTTTTAATCCACGTAAAGCTCTTGCTTGACCTTGTAATCTAAAGAAGTCTTCTTCTCTTTGGGTTTGTTCCATTTGTGTGTGAATATAATTTATTCTTCGATCTAATTCATCGTTAAAGGAATCCCAGACATCCTTGTTATTCACTAATAGTTTTAAGTTCATTGCTATCCTTGCCCTGTGTTGGCTGAGAACCCTGGTTCATTAGGTGTAGGAACTGAACCTGTCCCTACTTGTCCACCACCAGATCCCTGTGTATCTTGGGCTTGTGCTCCTGCAGGTGCTCCCTGTGGTCCAGGTGGCGCTTGAGGAGGAGGTGGAGGTGGATTTTCTGCTTGGAACTTCTTGAGGATCTCAGCTTGTACTGCTGCATCTGTCATTGAGTTAGCAACTTTATCAGGATCAAGATCCATAGAGTTTGCAATCTCTCTGATAATATAATCCATTTTTGCAAATGGTGCAAGTGCAGGATTCTGTACAACCCCAAGGAACTGCATCAAACGTTGGCTACGTACTTCGTTAGCCATCAGTGAGTTTGTACCTTCAGCCTTTACTTCTAAGTCACCCTTAATCTCAGGATCAAAGTCAAACTGCATATTAAAACTAAAAAATGCTTTGGCTAGTGGTCCAAGCAGGTAGTCATCCATATTCTTTACGACAGTCCTAATGCTGCCATTGGCAGCAGACATAAGCATAGAAATACCAGAAGCAGTACGACCCACACCAGTAACGCCTGTTTGACCATGAGCGAAAGATGGGAAACCAGTTGATTCATCTGCTAATACCCTTGCTTTATCGAACATCTGCATGTTCTCGTTAGATACGTTGGGGAACTTGGTTCCAAAGATGCTCTGTCCTGGTGCTCCCCCCATTCTTCTCAGGACTTTGCCAGGGTACATTGTTAAGTCTTGACCTGGAGCGAGATTAGTCTCATCCACTTCAATTAACAAGTTACCTGATAGTGCTGCATTGTCCACACTCATACGCATGAACCCATTCATGAGAGTTTGAGTGTCATCCATATTCTCAGCTATACCTACACCAAAGAAGCTGTAAGGATTAATTTCGTATGGTACAGCATAGTAAGGAAGGATAGCAGGAGTAAAAGGATTCATTACAAGACGTAGTACCTGTCCATTACAAATCCAGATATTTGCTGATACTTGATCCTGATCTTTTAATTCTTTTGGAATATCTACATCATGATCTTCTAAAATGTCTGTGTCTACGTAACCCCAAAACTCAAGGACGTTATAACGTTCTGCTCTAGTTTCTTGATCAGCATCCTCCATGACCTGTTCCCACCACTCTTTGCTGTAGGACTCTCCAAGTTCAATAGCTGAATCAATTGCGTTTGATCTAAAGAAAGGTCTGTTCTTTAATCCTCTCATCTGAGAGCGAGACATCTTATGACGTTCTACTACGTACTCTGCCTCATCCATGTTGTTAGCATCAGGATCAGGATAAAAGTTCCAGATACTTACGCTAGAAGTCTGTGGTATGGTCTTATACATAGGAGAGTAACTACCCTCATCATCCCAGTTAGGATACTCCTTGTCGAGAGCAAATGGGCCTTTCATAATACCTGTACCAAAGAGAGCAGTCTCAAAGGCTGTATTACGTAGTTGCTTACTTGCGTTAGACTCTTCTAACTGATCATGTATCTTCTTTTCCATCTTCTTAGCTGCAACCATTGCAGGGTGAAAGGTGGGCTGTGAGGGTGTAAGACCTGGACCTTCCTTAAGGTCATCAATAACAGGATCTAGTCTGTCTTTCATTCCTGCTAGACGTTCACGTAAATCAATTATTGTTTCTCCAGGCTGTAGCTTAGTATCCTCTGGTGTCATCTGAGGAGCGCCACCTGTAGCCTGTTTGATCTGAGGATTAGCCTCAAAGTGAACTGACTCTGCTACACCATCTGGTAAACGAGTAGGGTTGATAGAAATAGGAAACTTGTGAGAACCAAATAGTACATCTACAATTTGACCATAGGCTGCAAGAACCTTGGTCTTAGTAACCTTAACAAATATCCTAGACTTTTCTGTAGAGGTAAACTGAACGTCAGGGCTATAGATACCTCTATAGTTTTGATAAGATTTAATCCAACGTTGTTCGTCTGAGTACCTAGCCTTTTCAGCTTTACCATAACGATCCTGTACAAATTCAACGATGTTACCTACAGTTGGATCACTGTAAACTTCGTTCTCAGGTTTGTCATCTGCGTAAGAGGATGTTGCCTCATCTATTGATAATTCGTCTGATTCAAAAATGTCATCTTCTTCCATGAGTATTCCTTAATATCCAAATGTAGGGTCTGAAGCCTGAAAGCCTGTACGTTGTGAAGCAGGATCAAAATCAAATATACTGCTTCTAGGTCTTGTCATTATACCATACCTTAAAGCATCATATAAGTGATCTTCTGCGTTTGTGTCTACATCTTCAGGATTTCTTTTGTCTAGAGGAATAGAGGGTAGCTGAGATATAGTATTAACGCAATTAGAAAATAGGACAAGTCTTGGCTCCTCTGTAAACTCATCAACCTGTAGTCTTCTGTGTAACTCGTTCTTACCTGCTACACGAGAACCTTTTGATCTGTCTGAGGGTTTCCAACGACAACCTTTCAAGATCATTTGTTCTGCAAGGCTAGGGCCAGTGTCTCCACGCTTATGCCAGAGAGAAGAGTCAAGCACCCCATACTTTATTTTCTCATCACCTTCTATGTCCAGGATCATGTCAGCCAAGTCAGTCGCTATGATTTTAGATACATATAACTCTCTGTAGACAATTAGCTGTTCAGATCCTGGAACAACTGCAAACCAGACAACACCAGTATGAGATCCATATCCATAGTCACAAGCTCTGAAACGAACCCAGTTACTAGGTATGTCATAAGGATCAACAACGTGGATACGTCTGTTAAACTCTGGAAAGGCTGCACCCTCGTTGATATCCCAGTCACCCTCAAGAAGTTGTCTTCGCTGATGCTCTGGTAAGGATAAAAGGTTTGCCTCGTACATCCCATCCTCAGATAGATAGGGATTATCAAATAACGTAGCAGGAATAAACTTTCTTTTAAATAAAGGTTCACCCTCTCTTGTGTGTCCTCTAGGCCAACAGATTACTTCACCATTTTCATCTGTAGCCCAAAAAGATTGATCTGGAGTGTTAGGGTCTATGAAGTGTCGTTTTACCCACTGATGCCCTGGTCCTCCTGGGTTACTTGTTGCCCTCATGTAAAGAGGTAGTCCACTGGCTCTTGTAGTACGTAACCTGGATCGCATGTAATTCCAAGAGTAACTTGAGGGCCACTGAGTTAACTCGTCAAACCCTATCCAGTTAAAGGCTTGCCCTTGGTATCTCATAACGTCATCATCTCTGTCGAGGTATGACATCCATAGAGTTGCACCATTAGGGGCTACCCAAGTCTTATCTCTTTCCATAAACCTTATACCAGGAACAGCCTGTGGATAAAGTTGCTTGCTTACTGATATGAGTTCTCTGAGTTCTTCTGTTGACCTACGTACAAGAAGCATTCTTGCATGTGGATTACTAAAATATCTAACAGGATCAGCAACTAAGCTATAGCTCTTTCCACCCCCTGCTGCTCCTCCATAGAGTACTTCTTGTTCTGTCGCAGCTAAGAATCTAGTTTGTGGTCCTGGATTAGGCTCGAATATCACCTTTTGTTTGACCACAGAAGGGACAGCACTCCCCTCTTTCGAGTTTGATGTAGTCCTCATCTGGGTCAAGACTTCTGGTGTTTCTACCACCAATTCTTTCTTCTTCGATTTTCTGGCTTTTCCTTGACGCTTCTTTATATTTTTTGGCATACTGTCTGTAGTTGGAGGATGCCCTGCGTCTTTTTTCTTCCATTCTGACACGTTTGTATAACCCTGTATGTGAGATGTTTCTACCAGACTGATCAGACAACCACTTAGCTACTTGTCTAACACTATAGTCTTGAAGAAACAACTTTGCTTTTTCTAAAAGTTCTAGTTCTTCAGGGATAGGAATTAAAAGAAATTCATCTTCTTCATCCTGTTTGTAACCAAATGGTATATGTCTTCCTACTCTAACTACAGGATACCACTCACCCTTTTCACCTTGGAGTGGAATCTGCCAGTCTACCTTAGTTGGATGGTCTGCCTCTGATGCTCTCTTACTCATTATCTTTCGCAGGTAAAATAAATAAAGGCTCTGTAGCTTTTACTTCTACCTTATCTGTTTTTGCAAATCCTGCACGATCCAGAATATCTTTCGCTGCTAACATCTTTTCTTTTACACCCAGATCAGTAGGATCAGCCATAACAGAGAACATAGTATACGCAGCCTTAGTTGAAGATTGTGCTATGAACTTCTTTGTAAGGTCTGCAATCTCGTCTGTCAAGGCATTAACAATGCTTGTGGAAGAAACAGCAGAAGAATATCCTGCAAGTTTCTTAGCCTGTACAGGATCACCCTTTGCTTCTTCAAAGAGAACATCAAGGAACTTCTGCTGTTTTTCTGTAAGTTGTCTAGCCATTCTTCACCATATATGCTACGAAAACAAGAACACCAATTGTTGATGAAAGAAGAATACCTGTTATACTCCAGGTTACTATTGCCTCTTGCATCTCTGCTTTACGATACTCTTGATCTCTTTTTTGTTTTCTAATCCTACCCTCAGTGGCTACAAGCTCATCCCAGGCTGATGGCCCCATGCTAAAACTGATCCAGTCTTTTAGCTCTTTTCGCATGGATTCTGCTTTTTTCTTAGCAGTGAAAATAGCCAAGGCTTCACTTTCTATGGACTCTCCATTTAAAGCTTTCCACCAGGGAGGGTTCTTATTTTTCTTTTCAGACTGACCTAAATCAGCCATATGACCTGCCCACTGCTGAAGTTGGGAACTCATATCATTGAGATCCTTTCCCACCTGAAAGCCTTTCTTCAAGGCGTTGAAGGCCATAGTCGCCCCACCTATAATTGTAACTGGATCGATAACGAGCCTCCTCCCAAAGCACTGCTACTATCATCAATAAAATTATCTGTTTCTTTCAGATAGATTTACCATAGAGTATGGCTCTTTCTATATCGTGCCTACCAATACCTAAATCTTTTAGTTCTCTGTCAGTCATTCTGTTAAGTTGTATACGTGCAATCTTACGTCTTGCTGACTCTGTTCTTGCTTCTACTATTCTGTTGAAAATTCTTTTAAACATATAACTACCCTTTTGTTGTGTTAGCCCTAAGTAGGCAAGGATAGTTATATGTTAGTAGTTATACTATACTAGTGACAAATTTGCAACCCTGTTATGACTCTGATTCCCAAGCTTCGTTAATGTCAGGGGTAGAAGGATCATCAGCTTTAAGCCTACCCTTCTCATCCCTGGCACGAACTCTTTTCTTTTCAGGTTTATCCTCACTCATAACAAAAGCTAAAACAGCAGGATCTTTACTGTGCCACTCTCCATGAATCCTTTCTGCGAGAACTGCACCATATTGATCAATTACTTTATCGCCATCTCGTTTCATTTATACTTACCTTTCACACCAAACTTTTTCTTGTGCTCTGCAATAGACTCTTCTTTATAACGAGTTGTGTACAACTTGCCCTTCCAAGGAAAGGTTGGTTTCTTATCTGCTCTGTTACGTTTGAATGCTGCAGCAAAAGATTCATTTGTTACTGGTCCTTGTGCAGGACGCTTCTCTGGTTTCTTGTTTGGTTTACTGTCTGTTTTCTTCTTGGTAGGTGGTCCTTTACGTGGAGGAGCTTTTACAGAAGGTTTTGTTTTCTTAGGAGCTACAGTCTTTGGTTTAGTCTTTCTATCCTGCTCCTTCTTTTTCTTATCCTCTGGAGGAACAGTCTTTACTTCTGGAGCGTCATCTAGAGTGGAAGATCTTAAAACTGCAGGAGCAGAAGTCTTAGGTCTTGGTCTTGGAACATTACGAACAGAGTAATCCCTGTTGTCAGGTTTAGACTTAGAACCCCCTACTACCTTTGCGTCATCACCTGGCCTCTTAGGTTTTTTAGGACCAGTGGTTGTAACATTTTTAGGTTTGCTCTTTACAGATGCAGGAGGTTTCCTGTCAATCTTTGGTTTCTTATCTATACTAGTACTACCACCTGGCTTCTTAGGTGCAGGACTAGGTGCAGGTTTTTGAAACTTACCTGTCTTTGGATTCATTGGCTGTCTCAAAGACTTGGGGGGTGGTTTCAAATTATTGATGTTAATTCCTTTAGGAGGTTTTGTTACAATGCGTACCCTTGGGTTGTTGTTCTTTATTGCGTTAGCAATAGGCTTTGTTGTCCTAAAGAACTTACCTAGGTACTCAATAACAACTTTACCAGTTTTACTCTTAGCTGCTTCCTGAGCACCTTTAGCTATACCTTTTAAAATAACATTCATTGTTACTTACCCTTCTTCTTAGACATGCCACCATAAAACATTCCAGTCTTACGCATGTCATTCATGCCACCCTTGGCATAACCTTTTTTCTTTTTGGGCATACCACCCTTGTTCATGTAACCCATCTTGTTACGAACTGCTGTAGGTAGTTTCTTAAGACCTGTGTTACCTGCACCAGGAGCTTTCAAACCACCTGCTGCATAACCCTTTTTCTTCATGTTAGCACCACCCTTAGAGTAGCCCTTCTTTTTCATAGTGGCTCCACCCATTGCGTAGCCCTTTTTCTTCATCTTTTTCATTGTTCTTCCTCACTATACAAATTGTTAAAGACTCGTTGCGTATCCCATACATAGTCTACGTCTTCTTTTGAGTTATATATGTGCTGATTAGGTTTAAAGTCTGGAGCACCTTGTCCAGTTTCAAACCAAGCAGGGTGAGTTACTCTCACTCTATTATTGGGCAACGCAACAATGTTACCTGTATATTCTCCTGCGTCTAACAACTCTAAGACATGAGATT